GAAATATTAAAAACAAAATCCGATTCGGAAAAGAAAAGAAAATAAAATAAAATTTTAAAGCGGCATGCCAATCGCCGCAAGTTCTATATAAGCAGCTTGCCAATTGCTGCTATGTTCAATTATGTTTCTGGTTGGTCAGCACGTACATGGCCACAATAGTAGCCAGCACTAAGCCAATTATAATAATTACGGCCGATCCTCCCAGCAGGGATGTTAACCACGTCCACGCGGTTTTTGACACCGCGGCTGTAAATGTTTGGGCGTGATACTGGGGGTGTGTCACAATGTGGTCTTTCGGGGGGTGACAATCACCTTTGCACGTGACATATGATGTGCATATTTGGAGCCTGAACTCCGGGTGGATATTTGCGGTCGAGAAATGAATGGTCGCCGACCCTTGCTCGGTTAGCTCGACTGCTGCTTCTTTTAGGGTAGCAGTCCCTGATGGCACATGGACTGCGCACTTGCCTGACTTGCTGGCCGAATACTTGACCGTGGCGATCCCGCCAAAGTCGGATGAATACACGCACTCGTTAAGAGTGCATTCGGCCGCTGAAAGTGTCGGTGTTTCTGACACCCTGGTGAACAAGGCGTCGGGAATGTCAAAGGCTAATGGAATTGACCCTACAGCACAATTTTCGGCGCGAATGGGGTTTGTATATATTTCGCATCCGAAAGGGGCGGTGAATTTCAATGACGGAGCTTTATCTTTCTTCCATTGCTCAAAACCCGATGGTGCCTGAGTGTATGGCACATGGATCGCTCCTGCTTTGGGTCTCTGCAGCACTAGGTTGGTATTGGCATACAGATCTGAGCTTGAGACTGTTCTGGATTGTATGTCTCCAAATGCTCCTGGTTGTCCTGCCCCATACTCAGGAAAATCGTAATTATAGATCTCCCCGGCATACTGCACGATTTTTCTGTCAAAGGGTGTCCAAGCTGTGGAAAGTGGACCTGCAGTTAGTTTGACCCCATTGAAGTTCACAGGAGTTTCTCCATTCACATACACGGTGGTCACAATAGAGTGTTCCCCCACTGTGATGTTGAGGAACGCCTGCACTGAGGCTGTGTGCGCTTTGTATGCTTCAGCATGATCCGCAAGGCAGTCGTCAGATTTCATTACGTAGGCCTTGCTGACCTGAGTATTCTCAGTGTCGCAAAAGCAATATGCACCTCCCCACATGAACGGGTAAACCCCTGTGAAGACTTTGCACTGTTCATCAGGCCTGTTAGTTGGAGTACATTCCTGAGATCCGCAGCATTTGATGGCTGGTGAATCCATTCCTGTTTTGTAGTGGCAGGTGACGTACTCCAAGTTCACTGTGGGTATCAGCTTGATCTTTGTTGGTGTTATGCTGATAGGGAGTGGCGCGTAGCCTGCTCTGTTGACTATGGTGTTATACGAGATTCCCGCTTGGCTCGGCATCGTGGTCGCGTGCTCGTAGGCGCCGGCGCCTGCGGCGCCGGCCACGACTAAAAAAGGCACTACACAGCACACGCACTTGAGCAGGCGAGTCACTACAATCAAGGCGGCCAGAGGGATCAGCAATTGAATCCAGAACATCTGTTGGTTATTGTTCCATAGGTGATCCAAGGACTCCCAGGTGGTCTCGGCCCGGGCAGTGCGGGCGCAGCAAAGCACGGCCAGGCAAAGCGGCATCCTGGCGTTAGGTGTTAGCCGGTAAGGAGTTAGGCACGAAACTCTGGATTTGCAAAACAGCCAGGTGGACGCTGCAACGGAAACGGTTACAATGGCGGCGCAAATTGACAAACCCAGGATGGTGGACATAGGGTATCTGTGGTAATAATGAGTTATCACCTCATGTGGCAGCCCATGTGGATTTCCGGGTGCTGTTTCCTGTGCCCAAAACCTTTTCGGCGGATGGTTTCCCCATACAAACTCCCACCCCTTTTCAGTGACGGTAAAATTCCTAACAGCTGGTTCAGATATGAGCTCGTGCGTGTAATGAGGCTCATCAGCAAGTTGGCGAGTGGTCAGATATGTGGGATTCTTAGGGTGCAGTTTCAGTGACACTGATCGGAAACCGAAGGTTATCATAGGTTCCGGTGCTAGAGGCACGGTGCATTTGCCGTCTGCCAGCAAGAACGGGACGTGTAGTTTTCCTTTTAGGGTGGCTCCCGCTGCTTTGGGCAGTTTGTCAGAATTATACACCCACTTGTCATTCTGCAGTCGATATGCTCTGCACTGCTCCTTCTTTGTGCACTGGCTGAACTGTTTTGCCTTGTTGATGGTTTCGGAGATCTTTGTGCCGCCGCACTTGCATTTCACCAAGGCGCTAGTCCCGACAGGAGGTGTCACGGTGACTGAACTGCCGCTCAAGGAAATCAAACTGCTGTCCACTTCTGAGCCCGGGAGGTGCATCTCGACATAAGCTCCTCTGTTCTGTGCATCGTGCGCGTAGACTTGGCACGCTTGCTCTGCTCCGTGTTCTGGTGGATGAGTGTAGAGTTCTCTGCCTACAGGATTAAATTTCACTTCATACGGCACTGAGCAGGAGTGTGTGACTGAACCTTTCTTAAATTCCATGGTGATGGAGTCCCCTGCCGGGCACCTAGCAAGCAGAAAATAACCATGCCCATCCACAATGTGACACGGGCGAGATGTGTGGAGTGACACTTGATGTAGTGGTATCTCTTCAATGGTCCCGTGCATATCATACCGCATAGTCCTTCCCTTTAAGTTGCCAGAGGAATCCAGGCCATACTGCGAGGAAGTCTGAAGTCTAACATAGCCGTCGTGCCCGTCGCTCTTCACTGCCTCAATTGCTATTGGACTATGGCAGCTCCCAACGGCACATCTGATGCATCTGGCCATGTAAGGGCGCGTTAGCTTATACTCCTTAAACAGCTCCTCGGTAGATCTCCTTTTTCTTCCGGGGCACTTAACAGCTGCTTCCAGCAGCTCATCGTAGCCCGGGTTGTCAACGTTAACGCTGAGCATGGCCAAAGTCTCTGCTGGTTTTCTGTCGTAGCAAATTGGTGGTTCGGCACATGGGAACGTCACATTGGCGAGCAGGCACATAGTGGTCACTAGTGACCATTGCTCGCAGTTCTCCGGAGTATACTTCACAGTTACTCCCTTCTCGTTCCACATGACGACTGAAAGGGCTGTCCTAGATCCTTCATTCACACCTCCCAGCACAATAGCGACCACCCGTCCCTGATTATCCAGAATGGGTCTTCCGCTGTCTCCCTTGGCCCCAACTCCTTTTGGCACCGTGAAACGCCCATTTTCATATTGGACTGCTCCATGATGCCAGCTGTAATAGCCTTGGGGCTTCTCATGGGTGTACTTGAATGTATCGGCCCGCATGTTCTGTGGCACATCTGCATACTCAAGATCATATTTGGATGCTTTCTTCGTCTTAAGTGCGGCCAGAACGTCGTTGTCGATCTTGCCTTCCACGTGCATCGGCCTGAATAACTTCCCTCCGACCACGCAAGCGTAGCCGTTAATCTTCCCTTCCAGCATAATTGGGAATGTCTTGTCAGATTCCAATTTCATGACCATGCGCTGTCTCTTGCCTGGTTTCTTGTTGGGCTTCTTCTTGTTTCCACTCTGTGCCTTCGGATTAGGCGGCCCCGTCTTGGCCTTCTTCTTCCCCTGGTTCTTCTTCTTCTTCCCTTGGCCTCCCCCTTTTTGCTTTTGCGGGGCCTCCCTCTTAGGTTTCTTAGCAGGTGGCCCCTCAGGTGGCGCGTCCCGGCGTTGCTTGAACGTCAGGTTAGCCATCGAGCGGGTTAATTCCTGCACCTGCATCGCCAGAAAAGGGTCGGTTCTGGGGAACCAGGGCCTGCGCGGGGCCGCGAACGGGTTACGATAGGGCATTGGCTGCATCGGATACATTGGTTGGAACGGGAACATCTTGGCGGACTAGACTATGTCGTAGTCCATTCAGGTTAGCCGTAGAGAGTTATAGGGGCCCCTCTCAGGTAGCTGAATGATTTAACACTGCTAGCTAGAGTAGTCATGGCCATAACTATGATGGAAGTTCCTACGGTTTCATACCTTGATTCTACTGCCTTACACAGCTCTGGAAGAATTCCCACTCGATTCCAGCGTGTTGACTCTTCGTGTAATGCCCTTCTCCTGTCATCGTCATGTTCATCGTCTACTGCCAGGGGTTTGCCAAGCTTAAACAGCCTTTTTAGGGGGTCTGCCACACGGCACGCTGTGCCGGTCACGGAGTCACACAAGATAAACCCTCCACAAAAATAGGGCGCTTTCTCGCCCACCACGGCGTCTATGATCTTGACTTCCATGTTCAACCAAGTGGCGCACCTGTCTGCCATTAATTTGTCAGATTTGACTCCTTTCACGATATTGTCATCTCCAATGAATGCTGCACATGGTGATCCGGTTAGCCGCTCTCTTAACACTCTGCTTGCGATTACGATGTTGATGACTGTGTTCACAAACAGTGTGAGGAACATTCCGGATTTCATCATGGCTCCGAATTTAAATTTAGTTTTGGTGGGCAAATGTATTGATGATATTTCGCCGAAAGCCGCCTCAATCAGCGTCAACAGCTCTGCGTCCACTCCTAGGTCTTCCAGAATCATTAACGCGGTCAGAGCCATGGCGTCGTCCTCACTTTTATCAAACGACGCAATGTCAGTTTCCAGTACACAGTCCCCAGGCTGGAAATGCTCGGCAATAATAGCGTCAAAGTCTTCAGCCGACATGTCAAACAGTGTATGGATGTTCGGAAGCAGGACAGCATTTAATCTCCTAACCAACTCCCGGTGGATTCCGCACAGATCCGCTGTCGCTAGTGGATCGGCAGCCTGAATCACCTGTACCTTGGGCCGTTCTTCAGTATGTTTTGTTCCTGGAGTCACTTTCACGTCCCTCTTTAAGTCCATTACAAACCTGTCCATTGGTATGTCCTGTAACATATTCAAATTATGTGTCTTCGCAAAAAGAGCAGCAGCTTTTGGTCCTTTTAATTTAGTAATGTAATTTACCACATTTTCTTCAGTAAGCCTGATGGGGTTTTCTTTAAACGTTTCCCAATATTCATTATTGCACGCATATTTCTTGAAGCATTCCACATTAAAGGCAGCCGAATCCAATACGGGCAATTCTCTCATTTGCGTGACGTTGCAATTTCTTTTTGTGGCAGCTGCCAGGACGTTCTGGAGCGTGTTCTGAATCGCTGATGGCACTGCCGACCGTATTGTGGGTTCCAAATAGGAGTGTTTCTTTGGAAAGCTGCGCAGCTTCGCAGGGCAAAAACTGGCAGTGTCTAAGCAACAAGAAGCGCCGTCAACCATGTCCAGATAGGCATCGTACTCTGGAATAATACAGTAGGAAGCTACAGTCGGAAAATTTTCTTTCAGCATGGCATTGCAGGCTTCCACTGCGACCTTGGGGCTTGAAAAAGCACGATTCACACTAGATGAATACAAAGGAACAGGATGCAGGGTTCGATAGCACTCCACTTTTCCTTCTGCCTTCAAATAATGCCCTAGGCCTTGCAGAATACGTCTAGCTGTTATGGCTTTCATATTCTCCACCCTCCTGGACTGGTATCTGCTTCTGTTAGCAGGTGTGGGATTCAGCTGTAATTTCTTGCGTAGTAGTTCTTCTTTTTCCTGGTCGAGGCGCGGGGCATACGAAATCTCCAATTCGGTCCTCTCCAACACCACTTCGGATAACACCGTTTGCCTTACTGATTTTTGTTGTAAATGCCCTTGACCGGTATCGGAGGAAAAGATGTATGCACCCGCGTCAAACCGTCATTGTTGTTGTGCTACGAACGCCTCAAACTCCTCTCTTGTAATCACCCTATTTACGCCTGGCGGGTTAGAGACCAGGCTAGTTCTTGAGGCCGACCTGCTAGGAGCGCGGGACGGGGTAAGCGCCTCGAGCTCCTCTCTAGTAATCACCCTATTCACGCCTGGCGGGGTGGAAACTAGGCTAGTTCTCGAGCTGGCCCTGCTGTGTGCAAGTGGCGGTGTTCTTGTGCGCGGTGCGGGATGTGGAGGGTTCCTGAATACGGTTCGAGGCGCAGGCACCGGTCGCGCCCGAAACTCCATGCTCCTTGCGAAGTAGGAGTTAGTCTCGGCTGACACTGCCCCGCTGGTCACGCTAGCTCCATCCAGGGTGTCAAGGATGGATAAGCTGTCCACATCAAAGTCGGATGCATGAGGAATGGACCAGGATGAGCTGGATACAGAAGGCGACCCGTGAATGTCTGCCTCGACTTGCAGCACCTGGTGGGTCGGGCCGTCTGACAGCAAACTTATACTATCCTCTTCTTCCTCTTCAATGATGATCGGTTCAGGCATTCTAGTCCTGGTTGCATCCACGTTTACAAGTGCTGGTTGTTCAGGTGTCCCCTCTGTGGATTGGTTCTCTGCCGGCGACTCCGGAGTCTCTTCTACCGGTGGTGTTTCCACGAGGTACTTCCGTGGATGAATGTACGCAGGCACCTTCGGTGAGAACAGTATAGGCTGGGAGCACTGGATCTTCTGCACACCAGTGATTCTATACTTCGGCAATGGAAAGGATGAGCACACAGTAATTTGTTCTGGACGTGAGGCTTTTAGGCGTTGTACTCTTTCTGGAGTCATAGCATGGATGCACAAGCAAGGCAGCGTGCTAGGTGGTGTGGAGGCTTCCGACTCCTCGACGGGGCATTTCGACCTAATGCTGCTCATGCTTTCACCGAGGATATACATGCATACTTGCTCATTGGCCTCCGTTGCAACTGGCCACATGGCATTAATTTCTGCTATATCCTTGGCCGCCTGGTGAAATTTGGTCCCTTCCAAATATGAGAAAGTCTTGCCATCACTTGTGCTGTAGCCCTTCCTTCCAGCCAAAGAACTCTTCGGATGTACCCTCACCAGCTCTGCATCCGGTTCTGTCACCGAAGAGTCGTCTGATATGCATATCTCCTCCACTGCTTCTCTCCTAGCCACTGCTTCCTTGAGAGTCATTTCCCATTTCTTGTCCCTGCAGTATATGGCTACATCTGCATCAGTGGTGTCTAAAGCTGTCAGCAAATGGTTCAATGATTGGGTTAGTCGATCTTTGTTCCCGGAAAAGATGCCGGTGGACAACAGTGGAATCGCTACTGACTTGTAATTGTTATCGTTGACAATTTTAGCGATGGACTCATAAGCCTCTGCCAACTGTTTGTCCCCTTCAACTTCCGAAACTTTGTTGAAGTTTGGTCCTACGGCATGAATGATATGTTTAGCTGCACCTTTGACCAGTCGCGCTTTTCCTACTTCGATCGGCTGTAAATCGAAGCTTTCCGGGAATTTCTTATACAGCGCTCCGCACACCCCTCCGCCAGGTTGTCCTTTGCTGTTAGCAGCATTTATGATCACTCCTTCGGTGGCCGTGGCAATATCCCCTCGCACCACATGATATGAGGGTGCGCATCCGGCTTCGTGGAGTCTGGAACCTGTATAGATGTTGGTCAAGGTAGATGAAAGCTTGTAAGGATTGTGCGTACGGGCCTTGCGATCGTACCCAATGAATACAAACAGTACTTCTGTCTCTTCATGTGAGGATTTCGGTTTGCATACCCGGGAGAACTTGAACTGCCGCGCTATAGCACCAATGATGCTCTCGCTGGCCCTGTCAGCGTAACCATAACCTATGCTGACGCAGGTTCCGCCGGGATTCAAATGCAGACAAGCTTTCTTGGTCAACATACTAAGCTTAATGGCGTGGTCTTCACACTGCTGATAATGATGGTATTTATATGGAGTCCTCACGTTAATAAATACAATGTCGTATTTGGGCACGTCACCTGGGATACCTAAATCCAGCCGAGCTCTAAAGGTAGCCTCAGGCTGGTCTGACAACCAGTCGACCTTTTTGCCTGGGACGGACAACTTCTCCCCGACCACCAAGACAGTTCTGCCCTTCAGTTTGCTGACGAATGAAGAAAAGTCACTCTGTGGGTGTTCATTATGGTGGAGGACTAAAGCATGAGGCAGTCTTCTGTTCACAGGTACTAGATTTATGCGCGGATCATAATTGCGCAGCGTGCCAGTGTTCATGTCATAGACTCTTCCGGTGGCAACTGCTCGAGGCAGTTGTGGGTACCTGCGGGAGAGCTGGCGGACCACTTCTTTATTCAACCCGTACATGTTAGGCGACGGGGAATTATCCCAGTGATTATTCCTAATGGATAACGGAACAGTGGGTGCAGAAAATAGACCGGAGTCCAGGTCGAGTCCAAAGAACCTCACGCATAGTTGGTTCAATACTATCTCTGCTGAGTGAGCTTTGTCCGTTTCGAAGTAATCCACAGTGTTCCATTGTTCAGTGGTCATGTCTATGCCTGCAGTCTTCAGTACCGGCACCAAAGCCTTGGCCCAACACACGTTCGCCTTATTTTGGAAAACGTCGGTAGGGTCCGGTCTCTCCAAGATGTGCCTCATGATGGCATCATGCTCTGCTTGCCATTCCTCTATCGTGGCAGTGAAGTTCCCAGGATACTTGGCCGTCAGTATTTTTATCCATGGATCACCGGCTAGTGTTTTCCACACGATACGGTCCTCCGTGCGGGTCAGTAGGACGTTCACATGTTCTGAGGTGGGTGCGTACAGGGGATTTTCATTCACCTTGTACCGAACGGCATACACGCCTTTACGGGTCAGCCCTTGAGAGGCAGCTGCCGTCATTATTTCGTTGCCTTTGTAATCTATTTGCAACTGCTTCACCCACCCTCTGAAACAAGTGAGAATGAGATCGTCCTGCTTCGGTTTGGTACTGCCAGTAGTGTCAATCACAATCTTAGTCTCTTTCGGGTTCGTCGTTCTCATCCTTTTGTCGTAAAACAAGGTTGAGACGACCGAAGTCACGGATTTAGTGCAACGGCGAGAGATGCTTTTGTGGAAGACCTGCGTGCAAATCTCGTGGTTAAAATGCACTTTCAGGCACATCATATTGAAAAAGCCACACTGTTTTGGATCCCCGCAGAGCACTGCCTTTTTAGGTCTTATGATGGCTATGAGCGCTCTGAGAGTGCCTGCATGACAAGCAAAAGCTTCGTCAATATACAGGGTCTCTACGGGGTGTTTGCATCCATTCAAGAGCACTGAGTCCACAGTTCTGGCATTGACGTCCAGCCCTTTCATTTTCTTGACGTCCCTTATTATTTCTGCGCAGTTTTCTTTCTTGGCGCTCACCACCAGATCTTTTTTGGTGACTGCGCTTTTAATGATGCCAGACTTGCCTGACCCCGGCACGCCATACACCCCTATGGTTGGTACTTGGTAAGGAGCGGCCGGACGTGTTCTCAGACTCTCGTAGGCAAATTCATGGAAGGGAGGATCCACCAGCTCGCCTGTAAGCCCTAGCCCAGTGACTAATTCTTTCTTGACGCATTGTTTCCTGTCGATGTCGTACAGGTATTCGCCGTCGTGCTCGCTGGGCTTGACAGTTTTGTAATATTCTTCATCTGTGTTCAGCGCTCCTCCATGTGTGGCAATATGGTGCAGGTACCTGTTTACGAACTCTCGTTCGTTGTACACGATGGTGGCACTTTCACTCAGAGCTTGAAAGTCCTGGACGGGTATTGCATGTCCCTCTGGCACCACTACTTTTCCATGGTAGGGTTCCACGGCATAACGCCCTTTTCGGCCAGAGTGTGTTATCACTATGACTTGTTCAGCGAGAGGGTGAATGCAAGATAGTTTCTCACTCTTGAGTACAGCCTGTGGAGAAAGCACTGCGTAAGAGCCGATCTTGTCCTCGCCGGCATAGCTGGTAACCTTTATCAAGCCACGAGGTGTCTCCACTGAGCCGGCCCCAGCCTCTTGTAACATCAAGTCGACATCGGCTTCCAGAGTGGGCTCCTCAAAATCAGCTGCCAAAGGTGGTAGAGCAGCGCGCAGCTCCTCGGCTTCACGCACTTCCTTAGCCTCATCGGCTGCGCACTTAGCCTCTTGTATGTCCTCGGCAGTAATGAGAGGTGACGGCTCCTTGTGCTCTTCTAGCATTTTCCTGATTCTCGTTCTCAGCCCGATCTCCAGTGTGTTACTGCCTATCCTGGGCAGCACGAATGAGTGGAAATCGCTGTTCACTTTGATGATGGTTTGGGTATCTGGGCGCTTATAAATAGATGTTATCTTGTGCCTTCTAAAAGCCCAGCAGCACCCCATGACTAACTGTCTATCTCGTAGTCCTAGTGGCCTCTCATCTTCTTGATCTTCCTTATATTCCTTTGCCCACCTAGCAAATGCCTGGGCCACTACGGGCAAAAGATAATTCTTCATGGTATTGGTGTTTCTTTGGGTGCGACCGTTGACGACTATGCGCTGGTTGAGCCCAACCAGCAGTTTTTGCGCGTCGTCCGCACTGACATCTGTTGCCAGTATGCCAGTCATTTGGTCACACAATGTAGCTGGCACATACGTGCACACGGGAAAAGAGACCCTCTCCCCGTTCAATGTGTCTGTCACTTTGCAGCACAAGAATCCCTCGCGGTGCATCGTAGCAGCATAGCCTGAAGGCTTCCCATACAGGCCTGGACTGATAGCTATTCTTTTAACGACGTACCCGTCGCAACTAACTATAGTCTCACACCGACATGTGTAATTTTGCTTGCCACGTAAGTGAAATACAGACGGCAGGTGCCAGCTCCTCAGTAAGTCCCTCTTCTCGTGGTAGATGGTCGAGCCAACAGAGAATAGGACATTATTGGATGGTTTCAAATACTTCTTCCTAAGAATGGACATCCCTCTACGTGACCGCTCCATGACGTCGGAGCTGCATAGGCCTATGTTACGAGCCGTTAACACGGTTTCGTCGGCCCAGTTGGTAGAGTATGATGGATATGCTCCAGCCAAGTTCTTAAACATAAAAGGGGTGGTGTCAAAGCCTATCCAGTAGGCGACTCTAACTCCCTTGTTGGCTTGGTGATAGAGACTTGTCGGTCCGTCAACTGCGTATACATCCTGGTAAACAGCGACTTGCCCCTCGTAGCGACATGACTCATCGTCGTGGAGGCACATAGTCTCAGTTTCCAGGTCAGGGTCGCTCATGACGGCGGCGAGCTCCTTCATTTTCTTGTCCAATTCCTTGTCAGTTATTTCCTTGCAATTTTTCTTCAGCTTAGTTGCATACTTGTACAATCTGTCCGGATCTTCCGCACATCTCATCGGACAGATGCAATGATACTTATGCTTAGAATACATTCTGCGGGCGGGCGCACTTCCAATGTCAAGGATCGTGTCGGATGGGTCCACCTCCGTTTCGATCAGTTTTGAAGCCAGATGCGAAAACGCTCTGGCATTAGCATGGTCATTATCAGTGACCTGCTTGGCTTCTACCTCAAACTGCGGGAAGCTCCGTTGTAAAGCTCTGAGGAATGGGCTGTCTTCCTCGATGTCAACGTGAACTTTCTCCATTTTGGGTAGGTAATTGGTTTGGGCTTCTCTCTTGCGCCGCCCAT